GAACATGAGGCAATTTAAAATCAAAAACAAGGTTATCACCGACGAGTCCGACCCGTACATCATCGCGGAGTTGGGGTCTAACCACATGGGCGACTTCCAGCTTTGCCGCCAGATGGTCGAGGCAGCAGTACAGGCGGGCGTGGACGCGGTGAAATTGCAGAAGCGGGACAACCGGCACCTTTTCACGAAGGCCCTTTACTCGCAGCCCTACAACTCGGAACACGCTTTCGCCCCGACCTACGGGGAGCACAGGGACAAGCTAGAGTTCGGGGAATACGAGTTCCGGGCCGTGCGGCAGATGTGCGATGCTGCAAACGTGCATTTCATTTGCACGCCTTTCGAGGAACACAGTGTAGATTTCCTGCGCAACGTGGGCGTTGACGCTTTCAAAATTGCGTCTAGCCAACTCAAGGACACTCCCCTGATGCTCAAGATGGCGAAGTACAAGAAGCCCATTATCCTGAGCACGGGCGGCGGGCAGTACAAGGACATCACGCGGGCGTGGGATGTGCTCACGGACGCGGGGGCTGAGTTCTCAATCCTGCATTGCACTTCCCTGTACCCGACGAAGGATGAAGACCTGAACCTTGATTTCATTTCGACGCTGCGGCGGGCATTTCAGGACACGGTTATCGGGTTTAGCTCTCACCATCCCGGCCTTGAGCCCAACATCATCGCGGCAATCCTCGGGGCGAAGATCATCGAGGTTCATTTCACGATGAACCGGGGCTTTCCCGGCACGGACCACGGATTTAGCTTTGAGCCCGGCGGACTGCGGCGACTTGTGGAAGATTCAAGGCGAATTCCCGTTATGCGCGGGGCAACGCACAAGGTCGTCAACGACAAGGAGCGTAGCGGGTTTGTCTTCAAGCAGGGCCGGGCCATTCATCCCCTGCGGCCTATCCGGCAAGGGGAGGTGCTCGGGCTGGATAACGTGGGTTTGAAAGCCCCGGCAGAGGGTCCGCCACCCTACGAGTTTGGGCGATATTTGGGCAAAATCGCCGTCTGTGACCTTTCCACGACGGACGTATTGACGCCCGAGATGGTGCAGGACGTAAGGCCGATGGGTGATCTATAGTGCAGGAGCAACTTAACTTTATGACGTTCGTGCTCTGCCTCGTCGCCATTGTCGTGATTATCACGATGGCGAAGGTTATCGAGATTCAAAACTTTTTGAAGAAAGGGAAAATGAAACTATGACCTGCGAGACGTGCAGATATTCCGAAGTGCTTGACGACGGCAAGCCTCATTGCAAGCGGTATCCGCCGCGTTCGCTGGCGGCCATGCCCTACTTTGCGGACGGCAAACAGCAATGCCAGATTATCATCGACTTCCCGACGCTGAACCGCAACATTGCGTGCGGGGAATGGAAAGACCGAAAGGAGGTATGTCCCGCAGATGAACCTGTTTGATTTAAGCGGCAAGACGGCGCTTGTGACGGGCGGGGATGGCAACCTCGGGCCGATATGGATGCGGACCCTGCGGGATGCGGGGGCCAATGCGTTCAGCCTGGGCTTGCCCGCGTGGGACTTCTCCGACCCGCAGGACATCCCGCTTGCTTACTCGGCCTATATGCAGGCGGTCAAGGAAACCCCGGACATTATCGTGTGCAACGCGGCGATTGACACCCCGCCGACGAAGACGGAAGCGCGATTCTTTACTGACTTTGAACGCACCATGCAGGTAAACGTCAACGCTCACGCCCGCCTGCTTGAAAAGTTCATTCCCGACATGGTTCAGAAGGGCGGCGGGGTTGTGGTGCTCATCGGGTCGATAATGGGATACGTTGGTGCTGATTTTCGCAATTATTCCGGCGGTTTCGAGAAGCCATGCGGGTACAACTGCTCGAAAGCCGCCTTGAAGCAACTAGCGCGGTCCATCACGGTGCAGTACGGGCGATATGGTATCCGGGCAGTCTGCCCCGGTTTTGGGCCGTTCCTGTCGGACAAGCTGCCGCCTGAATTCGTGGCGAAGATCAGGGAGAAGATCCCCACGGGGCACACCGTGACGAAGGAAGACGTACAGCGGACGCTCCTGTACGCTGTGTGCTGCGATGGGTTAGCGGGCGAGGATTGGCTAGTCGATGGAGGGTTTACGAAGTGGTGACGTGCTTCAACTGCGATAGGGGCTTGGTTCACAACCCGTACTGGTATGACGGGCCGATGGTATGCCCATACTGCGAGGGCACGGGGAGTTATCAGCGTCCCGAGATTAACCACCGGCAATGGAGGGCGGGCGCGTGGGGCTACTGGCGAAGCTGGTCAATCCACTGCCTGAAATGCGACAAGATGCTGGACTACAGAAACGCAGCGCAGCCGGACAAGTGCCCTGCGTGCGGGTATGGAGGGGAAGAATGAACATCATCGCCCTGATCCCGGCTCGCGGCGGCTCCAAACGGGTACCGGGGAAGAATGTCAGACCCCTGAAGGGTCATCCCCTGCTTTTCTACACAATCGCGGCGGCAAAGGAAAGCGGGATATTCAGCGGAATCTATGTTTCGTCCGATGACCCGCGTATCTGCTACATGGCAGAATTGCAGGGAACAACGCCAGTGCCGAGGCCACCGGAGTACGCAACGGATACATCGCCTGACATCGAGTGGATAGACCACTTTTTCAGGATTACGGGCGTCGATGCTGACGCCTTCGTCATCCTTCGCCCTACTTCGCCGTTCCGGTCTGCCGAGACGATTCGGAGGGCGTGGGCAGAATTTCAAGAAAAGCAGCCGTGCGATTCGATCAGGGCGGTGGAGAAGGCGAAGCAGAGCCCGTTCAAGATGTGGTCAATATTCGATGGATTCATGAATCACCTACTTCCCACCAAAGTCCTGTATCCTGCATGTGGTTTCACCGTTCCTAGTCATAGTTGTCCTACTCAGGTTAATTATCAATATTATGCCCAAAACGCTTCCCTCGAAATCTCATGGACGCGCAACGTGACGGAAAAGGGGAGCATCAGCGGTTCAGTTATAAAGCCCTTCTTCACGCAGGGCTACGAAGGGTTTGACATTAACAGCGAAGATGATTGGATCTTGGCCGAGGCATTAATCGAGAGAGGATTAGCCCAACTGCCGGAGGTGAAATGAATATTTCAGACGCTATCTGTGGCGATTTCGTCCCGCCGTTCAAAATGCGGGTAAAGACCGGATGGGAGCAATACAGGTTCCAGACATTCGTTTTCAAGGAGCCCGAGACGAACGCGTGGATTCGGTCTTTCGAGGACGGGCAGACCTTTTACGACGTAGGGGCGAACATCGGCATGTATAGCCTGTACGCCTGCCACCTCCTGCCCAATAGCCCCGTAGTGGCCTTTGAGCCTCAGATTTCAAGCTACCTCAGCCTAGTGCAGAATTGCCACTTAAACCGATTCGGAAACGCGTTTCCCCTGCTTGCGGGCGTGTCGGACCATACGGGCATAAGCCGGTTCGGGATGAAGATAGGGGAAGCGGGGGCCAGCGGCGGGCAGGTAGGCGAGACGGGTTACGCGGTCCATATCTACGCACTGGACGATTTCGCCGCCATGTTCGGCAAGCCGGACCATATCAAGATCGACATAGACGGGCAGGAAGCAAAAGTTATCGAGGGCATGAAGGGCCTCATTGCGGATCGGGTGTTCAGGTCCTGCCTCATTGAAATGGGAAAATCCGGGGATGAGGCGCAGCGGATCAGGCAGACGTTTATCGTCAACGGGTACACAGACCGCAATGATTTCAACACCATGAAAGAGCACTCCAGATTCAAGCCGTGGCGCAGCGGGGAAAACGTAGACATCGAAAACGTGATCTTTACGAGGTTGACATGAGCACGAATCTTGACGGCCTGCCGATGAAGGCGCTTTACACGCCGAGGGAAGTTGCGGAGTATTTCGACGTATCGGTCCAGACGATATACGCATGGCACAACGTGGGGAAGATCAGGGGCTTGAAAATATCCGAAAAGGTGCTTAGGATACCGAGGCAGGAAGTGGTCGAGATCATCATTTTATCCCAAACGTCGAACGACTAGCGAAAATGGAGGGCAACATGAAAAGGCTTATTGTTCTGGCGTGCTGTGCATTCTTGCTTGCATCGTGCGCCCCGTCGTGGAAATGGGCGAAGGACGGAGGGACGCAATCAGAATTTGACCAGACCGTGCGCGAATGCCGGTTTGAAGCTGACAAGGCCACCGGCTCCATGCAAAACCTCGATGAATGGGTCATCAGGGGAAACAGGGTCTTTCACTCCTGCATGGAGGCGAAGGGGTACTACAAGCAGCCAATTCAGTAAAAAACATTAAAGCATGTATATTTTGTGCCGTGGTGTATGTGCGCCACGGCATTTTTTTATTCACAATCAACCCCAAGGACTCACCCGTATGGGTGTCAGTCAGGCGGTGTGCGGGCCGGATAGACGGCCTTCCCCTCGATGTAGGATTGATCGAACCGCCTAGCCAAACGACTCTGGCCAGGGGTTGCATATTTGGGCAAACTGCTAGACTTTGCTGCAAAGTTTATCGAACGCAGGGGCGTGGACGATCCTAACCACTGGATTATCCGGCTCCTGGGCCGTCAAAACAAGACGGGTTACAACGTAGATGCCGACTCGGCTTTAGGTCAGTCGGCGGTTTTTGCCTGCGTCCGCGTCATTTCGGAAACTATCGCATCGCTCCCCCTGATGGTCTACAAACGGCGCAAGGACGGCGGCAAGGACGTTGCCGACGGGCATTGGCTTTATCCCTTCCTGCACGATTCCCCAAACAATTTCCAGACCGCCCATGAGTTCCGCGAGATGCAGGTGGGGCATACCGCCCTGCGCGGCAACGCCTATTCGTTCATTCAGCGGGACAACGCGGGCCGTGTCCTGCAAATAATCCCCCTTCATCCCGACAAGGTGGAGCCCGAGTTCAAGGATTTTACCGACTACGAGGTGCAGTACAAGTACCGCGACCCGGACAGCCACAAGCAGATCACCCTTTCTCAGTCCGAGTGCTGGCACCTCAAGGGGCTGTCCTCTGACGGCCTTCTCGGGCTCTCCCCGATCACCCTCGCCGCGAATTCCATCGGCCTCGCCATGAGCGCCGAGGATCACGGCATTTCATATTACAAAAACGGGGCAAAAACATCGGGCATCGTCAAGCATCCCGGCACCCTCAAGGAAGACGCCCATACCCGCCTGAAAACGTCCGTACAGGACGCCCTTTCCGGCGATAACAAATTCAAGATCATCGTTCTTGAAAACGGGATGGATTGGGTGAACGTCGGCATGTCCGCGACAGATTCCCAATACCTTGAAACCCGCAGCTTTCAGGTGCAGGAAATCGCCCGCCTCTTCCGCGTCCCGTGCATCCTCATCGGGCATCCCGACACGACGACAACCTATGCCAGCGCCGAGCAGATGATGATGTCTTTCGTCATCCACTGTATCAGGCCGTGGCTCGTCCGTATCGAGCAATCCATCAACAAAACGCTGCTGACCAAGAAAGAGCAGGGCCGCTACTTCGCGGAGTTCAAGCTCGACGCCCTTCTCCGGGGCGACACGGCAACCCGCTATCAGGCGTATGCGTCGGCAATCACGAACCGATGGATGAGCCCGAATGAGGTCCGCGCCCTCGAAAACATGAACCCGAGGGAAGGCGGGGATACCTACGAGAATCCAAACACGAGCAGCACGCAAGGAACGCAGGAGGATTTACCCCTCGATGAAGCAGGAACGCAGGACGCTACATAGTGAGTTTCGCGTCGAGCAACGCGAAGACGGAAAGAAGCTGATCCGGGGCCATGCCGCCGTTTTCAATTCCGAGACGGATCTCGGCTGGTTCCGTGAGCGGATCGCGCCGGGGGCCTTCTCAGAGTCCATCGGCAAGGACGATGTCCGCGCCCTGTTCAATCACGACGAGAATTTCATTCTCGGGCGAAACAAGGCGGGCACGCTGACCATGCGCGAGGACGAGCAAGGGCTCTACGTCGAAATCGACCCGCCCGATACGCAGGTGGCCCGCGACCTCGTCACCTCCATCGAGCGGGGCGACATTTCGCAGATGTCCTTCGGTTTCCAGACAATCAAGGACAGTTGGGAAACCGAAGAGAACGCGGCCAAAGACCTTCGCACGCTTGAGAAGGTGAAGCTTTGGGATGTTTCGCCGGTCACGTTCCCGGCCTATCAGGAAACCGACGTTGCGGTTCGGAGCCACGACTGCTGGTCACAGTCAAAGGCAGAATCGTTGAAATACAAACCTTTTAAGACGGCCTTGCTCCGACGCAGGCTGGCTCTAACCGTAGGAGGTTCATCCCGATGAATCGAATTGAGAAACTCAAAGAAAAGAAAGCACAGGCTGTCGAGAGGATGCGGGCGCTCCTCGACCTGGCAGAATCGGAAACCCGCGATCTGACGGAGGCCGAGGATACCGAGTACAAGTCCCTCGATGCCTCGCTGGCGAAAATTGACAAGGACATCGAGCGCGAGGAACGGCTTGCCGAGCAGGAAGCGGCCATGAGCAAGCCCGCCAAGTCCGTGCGCCTGTCCACCAAAGCGCAGAAGACCGACCCGAAGGAATTCGTTGACCTTCGGGACTTCCTTCTTTCCGTCGTGTCCCGCAGGGACGACCCCCGGCTTTACGATCTTTACGAAGAGCGCGAACAGTCGATGGGGACTGGAACGAAGGGCGGTTTCATGGTGCCCGAGCAGTTCAGACCGGGCCTGCTGGCGATTGACCCGCAGGCGGCGATTTTCCGGCCCCGCGCACAGGTCATCCCGGCTGGCTCCCCCCCGGATGCGGCCATCTCGATGGCGGCACTCAACCAGGGTGCAGCGAAAAACATGTACGGCGGCGTGACCGTGCAGTGGATCGCGGAAGGGGGAACCAAGCCCGAGACGGACGTTGACATCCGGCAGATCAAGTTGGAGCCCAAGGAAGTCGCGGCTCACCTCGTCCTCACCGACAAGCTGCTTCGCAACTGGACGGCCTCTGCGTCCGTTTGTGAGCGCCAGCTTCGTCTTGCCATTACGGCGGCTGAGGAAAACGCGTTCTACAGCGGCAACGGTGTCGGCAGGCCCCTCGGCATTACCGCCTCGCCCGCCCGCATCAACTACGCCCGCACCACGGCAAACCAGATTGCATACGCCGACGTTGTCGGCATGTTCGCCCGCCTGAAAATGGGCGGCAATCCCGTCTGGATTGCTTCTCAGACGACCATCCCGCAGCTCGCGACGATGGTTGACAATGCGACGGGCAGCAACGCCGTATGGATGCAGTCTGCGGTTCCCGGTATGCCCCCGACCCTGCTTGGCATCCCCGTTCTGTTCCATGAGCGGTCGGTTGCCCTCGGGACGGCTGGCGACCTCATCCTGGCAGATCTCGGCTATTACCTCATCAAAGACGGGTCCGGTCCCTTCGTCGCCATGTCCGAGCATGTCTACTTCACGACCAACCGGAGCGTCCTCAAAATCTTCTGGAACGTGGACGGCCAGCCCTGGCTCGACGCGCCTATCCCGCTTGAAGGCAGCGCGGCTAACACCGTGTCGCCCTTCATCGTGCTGAATTAGGAGGTGACGAAACCATGAACTACGGAAAACTCTCTGAAAAACTGAAAATCGACTCCGAGGTTCTTAGCCTCACCTCGGCTGCGGCTGCCGTGTCGCAGAATTACGATATGTCGAAGTACACGGACGCCTACATTGTCGTCAACGTCGAGGGCAACGCGGCGGGCGGCGTGACTATCGACCTGACGGAGTCCTCGAATGCCACGGCGGCTGGCACCACGGCTGCTGGCAGCAAGACGGGGATCGTGGTCGGCGGTACCGCTGCGACGAACATCGCGGCGGGCTCCGGCGTGCGCGACCTTACCCTGACGTTCTCTTCGGCCTCGACGGACGGCAATTTCTTCACCCTCTCCGTCGGCACGGTGAGCAAGAAGTTCACCTACACGACTTCGACGGCGGCGTGGGCTTCCGGCTCCACGTTGCAGTACGCGACCAACATCAACTTCGGCACCACGGTCGGCTCTACCGTCAACACGGGTATTGCCGGGTCCATCGACTCCCTTAAGACGGGGCTGGAAAGCACCCTTGGATTTTCCACGGGCGT